CCCTGAGAGCGTCGGAGCGAAGGCCGAGGCGCCAAAGAATTCCCCCCAGAAGACAGCGGCTGATGAGTTCCTCGAAGCCCACTGACCAGACGACGCAATACGCGCGAGACGTGGTTTCAGGGAAGATCGTCGCGGGCAAATTCGTTCGGGCGCAATGTCAGCGGCACCTGGACGATATGAGGTCAGGCGCGGAGCGTGGCCTGTACTGGGATATCGAGCAGGCCGAGCGGGCAATCCGGTTCTTTCCCGCAATGCTGTCGATCACCGAGGGCGCCAAGGAAGGAGAGCCGTTCAAGTTGCTCCCCTGGCACGTCTTTGTTGTTGGATCGATATTTGGCTGGCGAAACGCCGAGGGCTTTATCCGGTTCCGGTTCGTATGGCTCGAAACTGGCAAGGGGCAGGCGAAATCACCGCTGATGGCGGCAATCGGCATCTACCTTAGCGGCTACTATGGCCGAAAGAGGGCCGAGGTTTACTGCATCGGCGAGACGAAAGACACTGCGCGGGTGATGTTCCGCGATGCCGTCGCCATGCTCCGGGCACCGATCCCGGGCAAGGGAGGCCTGACGCTGGAAGAGGCAGCATTCGTGATCCGCGGGACAGGAGACCTTGCGTATAGCGTGGAACACCCAAGCAGCGGCTCTTTCATGCGGCCTATTGCAAACAACGACAGCGTTTCCGGGCCAAAGCCGATCCTCGTGGCCGGCGACGAGATTCACGAGATGAAGAGCGGCAAGGCTATCGAGATGTGGCGGGCTGCAGTAACGAAAAAGCACGGCGATTCCATCCTGATGCTCGGGACCAACACCCCAAGCGCGGATCAGCATGTCGGGACCGATTATAGCCTGACCTGTCAGAAGGTTGTGACCGGAGAGCACACGGACGACAGCCTATTTGCCTTCATCGCGCGGGTTGATGAGGGTGATGACCCGCTGAATAACGAAAGCTGCTGGATCAAGGCGCTGCCTGCGCTGGGGCTGACATACCCTATCGACAACGTTCGCAAGCTGGTGGTCACGGCCAAGCAGCAGATCAGCACGCAACTCACCACGAAGCGCCTCTATTTCGGAATACCGGTCGGGACTGCCGGCTTCTGGACTTCGGAGCAAGCCTGGAAGGAAGTTCAGGGCAAGGTCGATGAGGATGCTATGCGGGGCCGTCGTGCGCACCTGGCGTTGGATCTTTCGGAAAAGAACGACCTCACCGCTCTTACGGCGGCGTGGGAAGGCGAACAGATCGAGGTCAAATCATGGTACTGGACTCGTGAGTTTGAAATCGAAGAACGGTCAACGGCGGATGCGATCCCGTATCGTGAACTGGAAGCGGCGGATCTTATCGAAGTCACGCCGGGGCGCGTGATCGACTATACGTTCATCGCGGCCAAGATTATCGAATTTTGCGGACGCCATGACGTTGTGCAGATGGCAATCGACAGTGCGCACATGGAAAAGCTCTGCGAAGCCTTCGACGCTGCCGGGTTTAGCTACTGGATCGAAGAGGGCGACAACAAGACCGGTTCAGGTCTGAAAGTAGTTCGCCACAAGCAGGGACACAGCGTGAGCTTCGACAGCAAGTTCCTCTGCATGCCGACCAGTATCACCCAGCTTGAGGACCACATGCTGAAAGGCACGGTGGTGATCGATGCCAATAAGCTGACCAGCATTTGCGCCCGGAACGCGATCATTCGCGAAGATGGGTTCAGCAACCGGATGTTTGACAAATCGCGGTCGCGGGGCCGGATCGACGGGGTTGTCACGCTGGCAATGGCGGTCGGATCGGCAACCGCAGAGATGAAAGACGCTTCGAGCGTCTACTCTGGGCGTGGCGCACTGATCCTTTAAGGGGGAATCATGGGAATATTGGACTGGCTGCAAAGCCCTCGGGCAGCTGTCCAGGATGCGGGCGGCGGCAAGGAAATTTCCACCTCCGACGAGCTGGCAACGGCTATCCGGCAGGCCTCCATGGGGTCGGCGTCAGGAATGCCGGTGACGCCTGATACTGCGATGCGCGTTTCTGCGGTGTATGCTTGCGTTCGGTTGATTTCTGGCGCCGTTGCGAACCTGCCATTGCACATCAAGCGCCGTGTCGATGCGGATACTCGCGAAGACCTCTCCAGCGCCCCTGTTTGGAGTGTACTTCGGCGCAAGCCCAACGGGTGGCAGACACCATCGCAATTTAAGCGAATGATGCAGGCCCATATCCTGCTTCGCGGCAATGCATATGCCCAGATCGTTAGATCTCGTGGCAACGTCATTGCCCTGAACCCACTTCACCCTGATCGGATGGAGGTGAAGCAGACCGACGCCCTGGATCTGGTCTATGAGTATACGCGGCGCGACGGGCGGAAGGTTCCGATGAACCAAAGCGAGGTCATGCACCTTGCCGGGCTTACGCTGGACGGCGTGAACGGGGTCTCTGCGATCACCTATGCGCGGGAAACTATCGGCCTTAGCATGGCACAGGAGCGCCACGGGGCGACAACGTTCAAAAATAGCGCTCGGCCAAGTTCAGTATTGAGTCATCCGAACAAGCTCGGCCAAGAGGGTGTGGAAAATCTCCGTGCCAGCCTCAATGCCTACCGATCAGGCGGTGAAAGCGAAGGCCAAGCGCTGATCCTCGAAGAGGGCATGAGTATTTCTCCTATTTCCATGACCGCCGAAGACGCCCAGTGGATTGAGAGCCGGAAGTTCTCCCGGACCGATATCGCCATGTTCTTCGGCGTACCCCCGCACATGATCGGTGACACAGAAAAAAGCACCAGCTGGGGCAGCGGAATCGAGCAGCAATCAATCGGCTTTGTGACCTACACGCTGGAAGATCACCTGACCACTTGGGAAGAAACAATCAACCGCGACCTCGTTTCCGAGGCTGATGTCTATTCTCGCTTCAATCGAAAAGCGCTGGTGCGCGGAGATATCAAGACCCGCTGGGAGGCTTACGTCAAAGCGATGCAGTGGGGCGTGTACAGCCCGAACGAGGTTCGCAAGCTGGAAGATGAGAACCCACGCGATGGCGGGGATGTTTATTACGACCCGCCGAACATGGCTGGGGGCGAAAAAGGAGATGGCAATGAGCCTGAAAACACTCCCGAAGATTAAGGGGCTCCAAGAGCCGCAGGGTTATTCGTGGGACGTGCCGTCCGACGTTTTGGCTCGTTGGTCTGAAACTGTAGCGTCGGAGTCTACTGACCCCCAGACGATCACCATTTACGAACCTATCGGGTTTGACCCATGGGACGGATCCGGCTTCACAGCCAGACGGATGAGCGCGGCATTGCGATCCATCGGCGCGAAGGACGTGACGGTCAAGATCAACAGTCCTGGGGGCTCGGTATTCGAGGGGTTCGCGATTTACAACGAGCTGGCGGCGCATCCCGCAAAGGTGACGGTTGAGGTGATGGGGATCGCAGCCAGTGCCGCTGCCTATATCGCGATGGCTGGCGATGAAGTGAATATGGGCCTCGGTTCGTTCCTGATGGTCCATAATGCTTGGGGCATCGTTGTTGGTAACCGCAACGATATGGCGGAGTCGATCACCGTTCTTCAGAAGATCGACAACGCTCAAATCGATATTTTCGAGGCAAGAACCGGCCTCAAGCGCGCGGATATCGAAACTCTCATGGATGGTGAGACGTTCCTGACTGCAAGGGACGCGGTCTCCAAGGGCTTCGCAGATGGGGTTTTCAATGCCCCAGAGGCTGAGTCCAAGGCGCAGGTCCGACCTGAAATCGCCGCAAAAAACAAACTGGATGCGCTCCTCGCGCAGTCTGGCGTGCCGCGCTCTGAGCGCCGCCGGATGCTCAAGGAAGCGACGGGGGGCAAGCAAGACGCTGCCCCGACGGTCACGCATGACGCTGGCCACGAAGCAGCTGCACTGGAGCAGCTTCTCGCAACCCTGCGTTCATAGGAGGTCAAAATGGCCCACGCAAACCACGCCCGCTTTCGCGGGCTCTCCGGCGTTCGCGCCGATGCATCCGATCCGACTGTCCTGGTCGGTGAAATCAGCAAAGCGTTCGAGGCCTTCAAGGCCGAACACACCAAAGAGGTTGCCGACATCAAGGCCGGGATGGCTGATGTTGTGCAGACTGAAAAGGTTGACCGCATCAACGCTGCAATCACCACACTTGGTGAACAGCTGGATGAATCGAACAAGGCCATTGCTGCACTCAAGGTCGGCGGTGCAGGTGATGGCAACGATCCGGCTGTTTCCGACCATGCCAAGGCGTTTAACGCATGGTTCCGCAAGGGCGACCGCGCCATTGATGCCGATATGCGCGAGCTGGAAGTAAAGGCCGAGCTGACCACTGACAAGGACGACGATGGCGGCTATCTCGTGCCAGAAGAGATGTCCAACACCATCGACCGCGTTGTGGGCACCGTTTCGACCATGCGCGAACTCGGCACCGTCATGCAGATCGGCACCGACACCTACAAGAAGCTGGTCAGTCAGGGCGGTGCAAGCTCCGGTTGGGTCGGTGAGCGCGAAAAGCGTCCTGAAACCGACACGCCGACGCTGCGCGAGCTGATCTTCAATGCTCAGGAATTGTATGCGAACCCGGCGACCACGCAGCGGGCTCTGGATGATGCGCGCCTTGACATTGCGAGCTGGCTTGCAAACGAAGTCTCC